GATACGAGCTTCTTGGTCATGGAGATTTCTCGCTTAATTGCATCGTACCAATCTTTCTTGACCTCAGGATAGGTGAGTTCATAGGTGCGAAGCAAGTGCTGACAGACCTGAAGCAGTGTCCACTTAGCAGGAAGTTTCAGCAGGAGTCTAGCTTCCGCCACGGCTCGCGGCCCATAGTTTCCATCAGAACACTCGGCCCCATGTTATAGTTCGCTCCGTGGTTTACCCTCTTTGAGAGATTGCGCAGCGGCTTGGAGATTTCCTCATATGGAATGCCAAAGAACTTGTGTGCGTTCCAGCTATGATAATCCTTGTCGCTCTCGACCAGCTCAATCAGTGCGCTACAGCCACTCATGTAGCCTACGCAGCGAGCTTCGGATTGTGCATAGTCTCCTTCAGCGAGCAGCCAGCCATCATCAGCCTTCACCCAAGACTTAACTGCCGGGCCTTGAGGGATGTTCTGGATTTGAAGCCCTGACCAGAATGAAGATTCTGAACTTGCCAGCCGTCCGGTATCTGTACCTGCCGGATTGAGCTTGTAATAGAGTCTGCCATTCCAGAACTTATCCCATACAAAGTAGGTGGATAGCAGCTTAGCCTGCTTGCGATAGGCAAGAATCTCAGAAACAATGAGTTCATTGAAGGGATGCACCGCCGCGCAAGCGTTCATAGCTTTAGCGTCTGCACTCTCCACATCTCCCATGCCCAGCACCTTGAGCAGCCGATTGCATTGGTCAGAGCTGCCTGGGTTAAAGCTCTCACCAAACCAAGCAGTCAGCTTCTTCTTGCGCTCTTCCACTTTACGCTCGGCTTCTGCCTTGCCTTCATCGAACTTCTGCTTATCCAGACTGAGGCCATCAGCTTCCATATGCAGGCAGGGGAATACCATTGGGAACTCAGTAAGATAATTGGCGATAGCCCAGTCAGGAGCCTCAAGCAGGAGGGAGAGGAATGCGTTTAGAGTTGCCCAGCAATCTCTGGCATTATACTCAAAGAGTTCCCACTCTCCGCCGGCACTGTCGTCCTTCCAATAACGTACATCTCTGATTGCGAACGCGGTAATAAAATCCAAGCGCTTCGGCAGTTCCGAGTACCAAGAATGGAAGAGATGCTGCGTGTCGTAAAGCCAATTATGTACGGGGATGTTCCAGCGCAGGAAGTAGAGATTGTCATAGAGTCCATTCTGGAAGATTTTGCCGGGGGCCGAAAGATTAAGCTGGCGACAGAATGCGTGGGGCCAGCATATCCTTGAAGGGCACAACCACGGAATGAGTTGAGCCATCGGGAAACAGGGCACAGTAACCAACGCAATGGATTCTACGCTCCGGGTCGCCGCGATAAGTCTCAATGTCAATAGCTAGAAGCTTGGCACTGGAGAAGCGGGCGAGCAAGGCAGCAGAGTTCTCAGGTTTCCAGACTTCCCAAGTGAATGGAGTTTGCGGAAACCAATCATCTGGCCGGGTGATCTTGCTGATAAAACGCTTGAAGATGAAGCGACCTTCAGGCACACGGACAAGGTGCGCAAGCGGATTGATGATGAGAACTCGCACATCAGTTTCTGTTCCCAGCCTGTGGCCTGCAAGCGTAAAGCATGAACCTGCATAGTCATCGAGGCTGAGCTTGCGCTTGTTGCCACGCTTATCGAGTGGGTGGCGGAAATTAGGAAGGGCCGTAAGCAGCACAGTCATGGTCTCTGCACAGGAGCAGATGATCGAGTCAATCCTATTTGCTTTGACTTTTGCTGCTATGCTTGCGAGGTAACTTTCTGGAGATAGTGACACCTTGCAGCCATAGGGGGCAATCAGTTCATTGAAGCGCGGAAGATATGCACGATCATCGGTAGTGCCAAATAGAGCAATGGTAGTCACAATCAATTCTCCTTAGTGAGAAGCAGGAATTTTCGTTTAGCTTCGTAGGGGAGGCCAAAAGAAAATGCCCCGCCCGATCAGCTTGTGGCCAAAGGGGCGAGGCGGAGTTAGCGGTTAGCTATCAGAGCACAACCACATCCTTCAGCGAGAAGTTGAAGCGCTCCGGATCTTTGCGATCCTGCTTGCGAATCAGCGAGGCAGCGACCGTCACCTTGTTGATTGCTTGCAGGGCTTCACCGATACCGCGAGTGCCGAAGTGAGCAGCAAACGGAGCAATCGCTTCTTTGAGGAAGCCAACACCGAAGTCATTCACGGTGCCATCCTTCTTGAACGGGCTGAAGATCTGCGAGAACTTCATGCCAGCCGCAGCTTGCGATTCTTCTTCCGGATTCTTCACCTCGTTGACAGCTTCGACTTCGTAGCTGAACTTGATGTACTCATTCTTGCCGGGCTCAGTAGGAGTCACACGCTCGGCAGTAACAACGAGAGTGTAATGACCAGTGGGCGGCACACCAATAGGGGGCAGATCATCCAGATCATCCATAGAAGCATTGAGCAGGGAGTCAAGGTCATTGAAAGAGGCATTGGACATGATTCAGTTTCCTTAAAGGTCAGAGGGTTAACGCAAGTTGGCGAAGATGTCGGCTTCGCCTTCCGATTTCTCCCGAAGCTGGGAGAGAATTTCTTGTTCCGCAAGCATTGCATAACCAGCAATGTCGTGGAAGTTATCCGGGTAATCCTTGGCACCGTTGATCTGGCGAGCAATCTTGTGGAAGATCATATCAAGTGCTTCTCGCTGATCCTCGGGAAGATTGTACCAGCTACCAGTAGATCGAGCTACATTCTTCAAGCCTTGGGCAATGTGGGCATTAGCTGCAAAGCTTCCGTACTTCTTTTCCCGATCGTTGAGAGCGTCAGTGATGTTCATGATACATGCTCCAAGAGGTTTGTCAAGAGGGACTGGCACAGCCAGTCTCAAGAGGCGGGGAACAACGACTCAATAGAAAGTTCGTCACCCTTCTTATCATCCACGCTGGCAGGCAAGCGGCTACCAGTCACGATGGTTGGAGAGAACGTAGTCAGACTGTTTGCCCTGTGTTGCTTGTTGAGCACGCTGGTATAGACTACGCTGTCAAAGTACTTTGCGCAGGTGAGCGAGAAGTTCCGCGTGCCGGCAACAGGGACAATCTTCTCCCGGCCCTCAAGACTTTCAGACTCAAGCTCATGGCTAATGACTGCAATGTTAATGTCCAGTGCTTGAATGAAACTAAGCACCTGCTCCATGAGATTTCCCTGTGCCGCGTAGTCAGCATACGTTCGCTTGTATTCTTCGCCCCCCGGCTTGGTGATTTCCTTGAGGATCACCCTGTTCATTGCAGAGTTTGCAAGCTGAGACAGACTGTCGATCACAAGAATGTCACGATCTGTGAAAGTCAGAATATCCAACTCACTCCACTTGGCAGTTGGCTGCTTGAGGCACAGAGGGCAGTTGATCTTGCCATGCTCCATGCAGATGCGTTTCTTGCCACCGCGCAAGACCTCACGAACTGTGTCGATTGCAACCGGGTACAGTTTGTGGTCAGGTACTGGTATCACATTGATGTTCTTGCGAAACTGCGGATCAAGGATGGCCGGGTTAAGCAGCGTCTTGATGCCACTCTCAAGATCAAGCCAATGCAACGTGAACTTACTGGCGAGCTTGCCAACGAGGGCAGTCTTTCCAGTCTTTGGCGCCCCGTAGACGAGAACCTTTCCGCGCGCCGAAGGTACAAATTCATCGAGGTTCATGATAGCTCCGTGTCAGTGTGCAGTTTCGTCATCGTTGGGCAGCGAGAGGAAAGGAACCACAGCAACAACAGGATAGATAAGCACGCCATCTTCCAGTGTTTGCGGCTCATTCGATACGCGCAGGGATACAGAGCAGTTATGCAGGATCATCATGCCGACGGCAGCCTCTGCAAACTTCACGACCTCTTGCGTATTGGGCAGCTTGTCGGTAGGGCCGTAGACAACAATGGCGTAGTGCCTGTGCTCTTGCCCATCTTCTCCTTCTTCAGTCATGAAGGGAACAGGATTGACGCTGATGCACACGTCACTTGCAGAGTGGAAGAAGTCTACGCAAGGATGCTGCGGACCACTCACGAGAGTTGCAGCCATGAGATCAAGATGGATAGTGTTAGCGGGATTCATTCAGTTTCTCCTTCTGGCGGTTGGTAATCTGTGTAAGTGTGGTGAAGTAATCAATGTGCTCAAGCTTCTCAATGTCGGCTGCACTCTCAATGGCTGGTAGCTCGGAGAACTCCTTACCAAAGACAGTAGAAAAGTTGAGGTCACACGATTCGTAAAATTCGCAGCGGCGCATGAATGAGAAGCAACTGCGCCCGCGCTTGGGAAAGAACTTCAGCTCGCTGTATTGCTCGATCTGATTGTGAATGAGGAGCTGATCTTGCAACCACTCCGCTTTCTTGAGTGCAGTCTTGGGGAATGGAATCTGAATCCAACGCTGATCGCTGGCGCTGTAGATCGTGTAAAGCACTTCGTACTCTGTGCCACCAAGCATATCAATGACAATGCTGTAGGATAGAGCTTGGTCACTGTTACCGTAGAGCGATGGGTCTACGTTCTTAAAGCCTGTCGTCTTGTTCTCCTTAACGAGGAAGCGGCCAGTCTCTCGATGCTGAAGGACTTCGTCAATGTGGCCAGAATAATAATGGCCATCCTCGAAATCTACCACCATCACTGCCTCGATATTAACTACCTTGTAGTCAGCGAGGTTAGTTTCTTCTTGGTGGAATGTACGGTAGGTATAGAGTGCCCAGACTGCCTCATAGAAACTCTTGCCAGTCTTTCGCTCATTCTTGAATTCTTCTTCAAGAAGGTCAATATCCCAAGCAAGGAAGGCAGCCCAGATAGCTTCACGCACATCGAGAGTCTGATCGTATACTGCTACGCCAGCACCGACAGCATGGCCAAATGCAAACGTGGGACTGTTAATGCGTTGCACTGTTCCTGCATCAGATTGCATCTTCTTGATTGCCCACTTGCGCGGGCAGGCATGGAACATATCAGTCGTGCTGTAAGTTGTCAGGTTGCGGTGACTGGTAAGGATAGAGTAGTTATCCTTCTTTACCTTGAGTGCCGCACCAAATCCCGGCGTCGCCTCAGTCACGCTGGCAGCAAGGATGTCATCCATTGTAATCATGATGCTTCTCCTGCTTAGAGGTGCGCTACGCGCTTAAAGATCAGAAACATCAACTTTCTTCCTGGTACCTGTGCCTTTTTTCACCGTTGCTTTAACTATCTCGGTTTTCGTGTCGAATCTCTGCGGCGTCGATCAGGCGTGCAATCTCGTGATCTTCCAACAGAT